ATGGCCGACTACTACACCCGCCTGGCACCGGCTATGGTAGTCCAGATGGGTAGGAGTGACGCGCCATGATGCCGAGCGCTGCTGAGTGGGCATCCATCCAGGCCGATATTGAGGCAACGAGCCTGCCGGATACGTGCACAATCTTATCGGTAACGCAGGTGTCGGACGGTCAGGGCGGCTTCACGGACACATGGGGAACGGTATCAGCAAGTGTGCCCTGCCGCCTTGACCCGGTCCGGGGCCAGGAACAGCAAGTGGGCGGAGCGGTGCAGCCTTTTCATACTTACGTTTTGAGCCTGGAATACGGGGCCGCTATCACCGCCGCCTATCGGGTCGTGGTGAACTCACAGACCTTCAACGTCCGCAGCGTGGACACCGGCAAGTCATGGTCCGGCCAGGTGCGGGCTTACGTGGAGATAGTATGAACGTCGGCAATATCAAGCTAGATACACGAGTGCTTGACCGGATCGCCAGGGATTTGGATGTTAACACAGATAGAGCGCTGGCGGGGATTGCTTTTCAAGTTCAAGCTGAAACACAGGCGAATATTGTCAATAAGCACATTTACGATACCGGAGCGCTGCATAACAGTATCGAGGCCGAAAAGAAACAAAAGGATTTGTATTGGGTACACGACGCCGTTGACTATGGCATTTATAACGAATTGGGCACAAGTAAAATGGCCGCTCGCCCCTTCATGGTGCCAGCAGTCGAGGCAGTCCGGCGCTTCGTTGATGATAAATGGGGAGGGCTATTTCGATGATCCTTGACGCAACCTCAGCCGCACTCCATACCACCTTGACGGGCGGCACGGCATTGACCGCTAAACTATCCACCGTTCCAAATACAAGCGGCACGGTGCCAGCTATTTACGATACAGAGGCTGTAGATCACGCGAGCTACAACTACGCCGTGTACAGCCACGCGGGCGGCGGACCGGATCTGATTACCCCGTCCAACATCGAAAGCAACCTCTGGTTCGTGCGAGTGTACAGCGCTACCAGCATGAAAAGCGCTACCGAAGCGTATGCGCAGGCTGACTTGCTGCTGCATAAAAAACAATTGTCTATAACGGGCCTGACAACCTTCTGGTGCGCCCGTGAAGAAAACGTGAAGCTGGTCGAAACCACCCCGTCCGGCAATAAGGCGTATATGGCGGGTGGTATCTATCGAGTTAGGACCACTTAGGAGAATAACCAATGGCTAATGAATTTGCAGGTTCAGCGCTTTACGCTCAATGGATCTGGAGCGGTGGCACCGTTCAAATCAATACCGATTTCCGCAACTGGGACTACAACGACCAGGGTGAGGAAATTGACACGACCGCCGGGGCGGACAGCTCGCGCTCGGCAATCAACTCGTTCGACACCGGACAGGTGACGGCCTCCTTCCTGCTGCTGTCCACTATGGGCACCGTCACGTTTGCGGCCTTCAAGCGCGGCGTGGCTGGCACCCTGATCTTTGGCGAAGCCGGGACAACTTCGGGCTATCCCAAGACTACCCTACCCGCCAAGATCCAATCGGGCAGCCGCACATCGCCTTATAACGACGTGGCTCAGATGAACGTTACCTGGGGTCAGAACGGCGCACGCGTTGACGGAGCTTACTAATGAGTGACGAAAAACAGGAGGAGCTTGATTTCGTTACCCGAGATGGGCGCGGCGTCATTTTTGACCTTGACCAGATCACGGTCGGAGAGTGGCGGGCCGAAGTGGACGGCAAGCTGACCGTTGCACAAGAGGACGAGTTGGCTTGCCGCGTTTCTGGCTTGAGTCTGGAAGAATATACCGGCATGAGCCTGAACGATCAGAAGCGCTTTTGGCGGGCGTTTATCGTCCGCAAGGCCTCGCCGCTCAGGAACGTAGACGACCCAAAAAACTGAGCCGGCGCGTCTATTTCCTGCTGAGAGAAAACCAGGGGCCGGTGCCAGATGAACTCATCCGGGTAAGCCTGGCGGAGCGCTTTGGGTGGACGTTTCCAGAGGTAGATGCGCTGACCCTGGGCGACATCGAGGACATCATACAGGTTGATGACGGGCGCAACAAGGCGCGTGGGATTGGCGTGCCGAAACAGGAGCTTTGATGGCAACTAAAGTCGCCAGTTTATTTGCGGAAATAGGTGCAGACACCAGCGGTCTAAAGCGCGGCCTATCCGAGGCTAAGACAGATCTAGGAGGCGTCAAAAAAGCCTTTGGTGCGATTGTAGCCTCCGGCATTATCCTACAAGCTGGCAAGGCTATCTTTGATTTCTACAGCGGCGCGGCCAAAGAAGCCGAAGTCGCCGCCGTTGCCCAGGCCCAGCTTGAGGCCGTCTTGATATCCACCGGGCACGCCGCGGGCCTGAACGCTGATGCAATCAACGGCATGGCAGACGAAATGTCCAAGGCAACGGGCATCGAGGACGATCTGCTAATCAAGAACGAAGCCCTGATGCTGACCTTCACGAAAGTCGGTAAAGAGATATTCCCTGATGCCATGAAAGCCGCCGCCGATATGAGCGCGGTGCTCGGTCAGGACTTGCAATCGTCCGTGATTCAGCTCGGTAAAGCCCTGAATGATCCCATCCAAGGCGTGACCGCCCTCAAGCGGGTGGGTGTGAACTTCAACGAAGCCCAGCGGGAAACCATCAAGCTTATGGTTGAATCTGGCGACGTAATGGGAGCGCAGCAGTTTATCCTACAGGAGCTGCAGACCGAATTTGGCGGCGCGGCTGAGGCCATGTACGACGCCGGTACAAAATCGGAAGGGTTGAAAAACTCATTCGGCAACCTGAAAGAAGCCATCGGCGCGGGACTGCTACCGAAGGTCAAGAATTTCAACGAAGAAATGATCTCAACCATCGACTCGATGACGGAGCAGGTTGAAATCACCGTCGCCCTACGAAAGGCACTCAGCGACGGAACAATCACCCAGGCCGAATACAATGCACAAGTCACCAATCTACACGGAGCGGTAATCATTGCCGCTGGCGCTCAGGATTGGCTGAATGGCCGCATGGCGATAGCCGAGACCGCATTTCAGCGGGGGAGATCGGCGGTTGGTGAGTATGTACCAGTAGTCAAAGATGCTGGCACTCAGACCAGCATCACCGCCGGAATGACCCGCGACTTCGCTGATGATATGTACGAAGGCGAGAACGCGGCCCGCGCAATGGGGGCAGCGTTAGCAACTGATACAAAGAAAACGAAAGAACTGCGCGGCGCGCTGGGCGAACTTATGGGCCTTGACACGAGCTTCTTCTCCACGATTGCCAGCACCCTGGATAAGATCGACTGGAAGAAGGCGGGCGGCGGAGACATCGAGAAGGCGGTAGACAGCGCCTCTAACGCCTTTGATACCGGCAAGATCACCGTTGATGAGTATAGGGGCATACTGGACAAGGCGGCACTCGCGGCGCTGACAGTCGAGGGGAACCTGGACGGTCTCAACAATATCGAGATAGCCGAACACCTGACCGATCAGCTTGGAACACCCCCAAAGCTGGCACTTGCGCTGGTCGAGGAAATGCAGGACGTTCTAACCCGGATGACAGCCAGGGATTACATCATCAATCTAAGCATCCGGCAATCTGGCGGAGCGCTGGGCGGATCTGCGCTGCATGGCGTAGGCACCAAGCGCGCCTCCGGCTCGCCAAACTGGGAGACCGTACCCGCCGGATACCCAAACGACAGCTTCAACGTCGGCATGACCAGCGGTGAAAAATTCTTTGTCGCCAAACAGGGCGAGACGGCACCCGCGGGCGGGGGTATCACTATCCAGGGTGGCATCACCATCAACGGCGCATCCGGCAATGTCCGCAAGATGGTGGACGACTTCCTGGCAGAACTCGGACGCCGGCAGCGCCGCGCCAACGCAACCGGGGCGGCCTTCTTAGGAGGATAAATTGGGTTACATTGCTAAACTTATCAAGGGCAGCCGCACGCTCGATCTCAACAGCGGCCCGTACAAATTAGGGGATGACTTCATTCCGCCCGGATCGAACGAAGTGCCGATCCTGTCCACGGGCAACAGCTTCAACGAGTACGACGGCGGCGAGCTTATCAGCAGCCACGGCGAGGATAGCGGGCTTGCCTTCCGGGTCAAGATCAGCGGCAGCAGCAGCCAGGAGGTCAAATGGGCGCATAACGACTTGCTGGCATTTCTAAGGCTGGCAGGCGATGAGCGCGAGCCGCTTTACCTGATGTGGAAGCCCGACAGCCGCATCCCGATTGAACCGCATTACGGGCAGGATGCGCGCTATACGGAAATCAAGTTTGGCTCGGCTACTTACTGGCAGGAATACTTCAAAGCCTCGGCCCGTGAGGCGGTGGCGTTTGCTAACGTGAATTTGACCATCGCCCCTAACCCGGTAGGCAGGCAGCAGACCGTCGGCAGCGCCAAAGGCGGCATCATCGAGGACACCTGGGGCACGCCGCACGGATTCAGCCGGGGCGTGAAAGTATGCGAGGCCACGACCAATAAAGCGACCAGCCCTATCTTCGGGCACGGCACATGGTTCACGGGCTGGACGGCTGGGGCTGAGTGCACCGTCACGCAGAACACAGATAAAGAGTATGTTCTGTTTGGCGACAACAGCGCCTACTGCGTGCCAACGGGCGCGACCACCAACCACATCTACCAGGCGATAGCTGTCGGCAATACCAATCAGCACGTCATCAGTTACTACGTCAAGCGGCCCGACGGTGGGGCCGTGACCAGCGCCCATGCTGAACTGTCTTACAACGGCGCGCTGACCGAGACTTACACTAACCTGGGCAATGGCTTCTGGCGGATCGACGCCGCTAAAGCTGGCGTGGCTGCCTCGACCGCCGTCTATCTCTCGCTGGCCGTGCCGATGTACGTGTGCGGGATGCAGATCGAGGAGAACGCCACGGCCTACTCCACCCCGCTCTGTCATGGCGATATGCTGGGCTGCACCCCGGCTGGCGTAGTGCACGAGAGCACCACCACGCGAGCCGCCGGACAAATCCGCTGGCCCGTGGCGGATATTATCAACCAGGGCGCTTTTACGGTGGTCATGGCTATCAAGTGGCGCAACGACGACGACCTGGGCAACAACGCCTATTTGTGGTCGAACGATAACACCAAACTGCGCGCCTACATCCACACGGACGATACGATTGTACTGCACGACGGCACCAACGACGCGGTGAGCACGGCCCTGACCTACTCCGAGAACACCATCACGGTATTCCACTTCACCGTTGCAGTTGGAGCCGGATTGAAGATATACGTCAACGGGGCGGTGAACGGCACGGATGCCACCTACTCCCCCGCCGCGCTGGGCACCTACTTCTACCTGGGCAGCGGGTCGGACGTGGGCAACCAGGGCAGCTATACTATCCATGAGTTCAGGAGCTACAATCGCGAGCTGACGGCGGCGGAGATACTCGCGGATTATACGGACATCTCCGAACGGCTATCGGGCGGCGACAGCCTGGGGCAGCGGGTGAACAGCGTGCCGTGGTTCTGGACGAAGGACGGGGATTTGGTGCTTGATAACGCAACCGCCGGGGCGCTGGCTAATTATGGCGTGATCGGTGGCGTGCCGGGGGATGTTGAAGCTGAGACCGAATGGCTGACTACCGTTGCGACGCCGGGAGTGACAACCTACTGGTTGGGCGTCAACGGCACAGATATGGATAAATTCAGGCGAGTGTCGGATTACTATTTTATCGACAAGGGCGGTTCTGCGGACGCAAACGCGGCTGGCGGCGAATATTTAGACTATTCTATGATGATACCTGCTACGCTGGTGGCCGGATTTGATAGTCCTGCAGTCTACGACCCGGACGGATACAACGGGACATTGTATTATTTTATACGCCTTGCCGCCGACACCGGAACGCCGAGCGTCCAGATTCAGACATACCTTTCACTCGGAGCATCAGACCGATACGGGGATTTGCGTACCATTGGGTTGTCTACCAGCTGGGAACTGTTCTTCGTTGGGCAGGATTCGATATTCGTCTCGAAGCCGCACGCTCTAAAAAACTATGTTCTGTTTTCTGTGTACGTCACCGCCACAACAGAATTTAGTCTGGAAGTCGATTATGTGTTCGTCTTTCCGGGCAGATTGCTAAAAATAACAAAATTCGCATCCGAGACTATGACGGGCTTCCTGGTGCGCGGCAAAGATGTCCAATCTATAGCCAGCGGCGCGTTGGTTAGTAAGATGAGCACCTCTGGGGATGAGTTGCTTCTGAAACCGAACTCTTACAACTATGTTTTCGCCGTGATCGGCAGAGATGACGCTGCGAATACCCTGACGGACACTATCACAATGACGACCACGACCGTTAGGCCGAGGTACAAAACGGCATGAATGCGTCTCTGTCGATTAAAGCCTACTCCTCCGGCACGACTGAGGCAGTCGATTTATCTGATGAACTCATCCGCGCTAAGGACATCCGCTACTCGACCAGCTACCCAACTGGGCTTTACCTGTCGGCCTCGTTCTTTATCCCTCGCCAGGCGCAGACCAAATTCTTTCTCAAACACGGTT